CTACTCAACCTTGGTGTCTACTACAGGCTGGCGAGTCCTAATGATTGGAAAACTTTGCTCGAAGAACATAACCAGAAGTATTGTAATCCCCCCTTGGCAGCGCGAGAGATCGTGACGATCCAGAACCAGTTGGACAAGAAGGACTACTACTATACGTGCAAAATGGAACCCTTGCATGGTCACTGTAACCGGGCGTTGTGCAGAACGAGAAAGCACGGAGTGGGCAACAGTAATGGGGGTGCTCCTTTGCTTGGCGGACTAACCGTAGTGGAGTCGGAACCGCCGGTCTGGTTTGTAGATGTGGACGGCTCGAGGTTGGAACTTTCGACAAAGCAGCTACAGATGCAACTGGAGTTTCAACGGGCTTGCATGGAACAGATGTACCGTATGCCGACCAAGATGAAAGAAGCTGATTGGCGGGACCTGGTAGACAACCTGTTGGATACGGCGACACGCATCCCGGTGCCAGAGGAACTCACACACAAGGGTCAGTTTATTGAACTCATGGAGATGTTTTGTACCAGCCGTATCAGAGCTCACGCTCCAGAAGAGTTGCTTACGGGCAAGCCTTGGACAGAGGAAGGTTACACCTATTTTAAACTGAGTGCGCTACAGGAGTTTTTAAAGCGGAGTGGTTTCGTCCACTACACCAGAGGACAGATTACGGAACGCATCAAGGAGATGAATGCGGGAGAGACTGCGGACAAGGAGTATCGCTTCAAGGATGACAAGGACACATGGCGCAAGGTCCGTGTGTGGTTTGTACCGGAAGTTGTAAAAGGGGAAGTCGAACTTCAGGAAGTAACGTATGAGGATGAGGAAATTCCGTTTTGAAAGAGGGTTACATGACACACGAATTACTCTATTATGGTCCACCAGGCACAGGCAAGACTCAAAACATTTCCAATTTAATACGCGGTGCTTTAGAGGAGGGTATTCCTCCTGAGAGAATTGCCTGTGTCTCCTTCACCCGCAAAGCAGCATCCGAGAGCCGGGAACGGGTTTGCAAGAACCTGGGGCTTACAGAAGATATGTTGCCCTATTTTCAAACTCTCCATTCGATGGCCTTTCATGCCGGCGGCTACAAACGGGATGATCTAGTCTCCACTAAAGATTTAAAAGAAATCGGCAACGATGTGGGTCTTTCCTTTTCCCCGGTGAACACCAAGAAGAACGAAACAGACTTTGACACCTTGGGTATCTCCCATGGTGATCAGTACCTGTCGATGTACCATTTGGCACGTAGCAAGAGAATGCCTGTAGAGGAAGTATATCGGTTAAGCGACAACTACGACCTCATGTGGCCGGAACTGAAGCGCCTCATAAGATCATACGAAGCTTTCAAGAAGGCACGTGGGAAAATAGACTTCACGGATATGATCGAGAAGTTTGTCGAGAACAACCAACCCCTGGACATTGACGCGCTGTTCGTGGACGAGGCACAGGATCTTTCCACGCTGCAATGGGAAATGATTTCTGTTCTCCGTCAAACCCCTCGTATCCAGGTCTTCACGGGTGATGACGACCAAGCCATTATGGGATTTCAGGGCGCAGACGTAAGAGCTTTTCAGAACTGTGCGCGGACAACCAAAGTATTAACGCAATCCTATCGACTTCCTCAAAAAGTATATGAGGTTGCCCAGACGATTGTTCGCCGCGTTGAAGGAAGAACTCCCAAGGTCTGGTATCCTACAGGGGAGATGGGATCGGTGAACTGGCATACGAGATTGGAAGACGTCCCCCTTGAAGAAGGGGAATGGTGCCTGATGGCTCGAACAAACAGAATTGCCTCCCTGTATGCGGAGATGCTTCGGGAACAAGGATGGGTGTTTAGTAGATTCGGGCACCCCAGTATTCCTCCGAAAATGTATGAAGCCATTTTGGATTGGCAGTCCTGGTGCAAGGGACAAAGCCTTTCCCCCGTACAGGTCAGAAATATTTATAGTTTCATGGAAGTGGAACAGGGGTTCAGACGGATGTATGGCCCACGGTCCAAGAACCTTCTGGATCTGGAAGAGGACTGTCAGGTGTCTATGGAACATGCCAGGATGATGCTTGGTCTGCTTGCTCCGTCAGGAATATGGCATGAGCAATTAACAAAGGTGGACACAGACAATAAACATTATATTCTTAACGCTCTTAAACGCGGGGATAATGTTAAGAATCCTCGTATCAAAGTGAGTACAATTCATTCCATGAAGGGGGGAGAATGCGACAACGTCCTACTGATCCCGGACTTGAGCTATGCAGCGTACAAGGAGTATCGGGGCAATCCGTCCACAGAGCACAGGGTGTTCTACGTGGGAGTGACCAGAACGAAGCAGAATCTTCATCTGATGGAACCTATCATCGACTCCAAAAGATATTACGAGATTTAGGACAGGAGTTATCAGACCATCAGAACCCGGAAAGAATATTAATGGAAGCATTGCGCCTGGTTAGTGGTTCGAGGGCCAATCAGCATGGGGATTATACAAAGCTTCAGGGTCGAATAGCAGAGTTATGGAGTGCCTACCTGGGAGTACCTGTGGAAGATGCACAGGTAGCTTTTTGCATGACGCTTTTAAAAGTAGCACGGGATGAGTGCGGGGAATACAACAAGGACGACGGGGAAGATGCGACCGCCTACACTGCTTTGTGGGCTGCGCTAACCGCGAAGGGAAGATAGTGCGCGAAGATTTATTTGAGGAGTCCATCTGGACCCCGCCGGAGAACCTTCCTGACTTGTCGGGTGAAAAGATTATCGCAATCGACGTAGAAACCAAGGATCCAAACCTCAAGGATTTGGGACCGGGGTGGCCTCGTAAAGACGGGAAGTTGGTTGGGATCGCAGTCGCTACGGAGGGGTGGAACGCTTATCTTCCGATTGCTCACTGGGGTCCGGGGAACATGTCCAAAAACCTGGTGTGCCGTTGGCTTCAGGATCAGTTGGATCATGGCATGTCGGTGGTGTTCCATAATGCACAGTACGATCTGGGTTGGTTGTTGAGCGAAGGTATAAAGGTCAAAGGGCAAATACTCGATACCATGGTGGCTGCACCCTTACTGGACGAGAATCGTTTCAGCTACTCCCTCAATGCGCTGGGTGCTTCCTACCTCGGAGAACGGAAAGCGGAGGACGAATTAAAACGTGCAGCCGCCCAGCATGGAGTGGACGCCAAAGCGGAAATGTGGAAGCTCCCGGCAGCAAGAGTTGCTTTGTATGCGGAGACAGATGCCAGATTGACCCTGGAGCTCTGGCACGTGCTGTACAAAGAATTAGTGAAAGACAACTGCCTGTCTATACTGGACCTTGAGTTGTCCCTACTTCCTCTCGTTTTTGAAATGCGGAGAAGAGGGGTTCGAGTGGACCTGGAGAAAGCACAGAAGACAAAAAAGATACTGGAAGACAAGGAGAAGAAGCTTCTTGTCGAGGTTAAAAAGGAAACAGGAGTGGACCTTGAGCCGTGGACCGCGACAAGTCTGGCTTCTGTGTTCGACAAGTTAGGGTTAACCTATGAAAGAACGGCCAAGTCTGAGGCACCTAGTTTCACCAAGAACTTTTTACAAGGCCATAGCCATCCGGTTGCCCAGAAGGTTCTGGAGATACGGGAGTACAACAAGGCGAACACGACGTTTGTGGATACGATCCTTCATCATCAGTACGATGGTCGCATCCACTGTGAGTTTAACCAGTTGCGCTCGGATGACGGTGGGACTGTGTCGGGGCGATTTTCTTCAAGTCATCCTAATCTGCAGCAAGTACCCGCTCGACATCCTGAAATTAAACAACTCGTCCGGGGACTCTTCTTACCAGAAGAAGGATGCGTCTGGGGGAGCTTCGACTACAGCGCCCAAGAACCAAGATGGTTGATGCATTATGCGTCCCTCACTCCTTCTACGAAGGATCATCCCAAGGTTCAGGAGATTGTGGAGCTCTATAAACAGGATGATCTCGATTTCCACCAGATGGTCGCGGATATGGCCGGCATCGACAGGCGCCGTGCTAAAACCATCAACCTGGGGATTATGTATGGAATGGGGCTGGCGAAATTAGGAAACATGCTAGGCAAGTTAAGTATGGAGGAGGCCAGAGAAATACGGAACGAGTACGACGAGAAGGTTCCTTTTATACGGACGCTGGCCTCTACTGTTATGAAACATGCTTCCTCTCAGAAAGAACTACGCACCCTGATGGGACGCAAGTGCCGGTTTCCTATGAGAGACAAAGGGTTCCGCGCCAAGATATCCCCTGTCCATGTGGATAAGCTGGAAGAAAGATGGCGTGATATACTTGCCACACCTGAAGCCGAGCGGCAGGAGCACTGGAAAGACCATGACCCTGATAAGTTCCAGGTCGCGTTTACGTTCAAGGCACTTAACCGATTAATCCAAGCCTCGAGTGCGGATCAGACCAAGCAAGCTATGCAGGACTGTATATC